TCTTACTGCGACGGTTTTCGCTATACATTAAAGAGTTGTATCATGCAAAACGAAATTATGGGGAGAGTGGCCTTCGCTGCTCAATACGCTAAACCTACCCCGAACGGAAGAGAGTCATGGGAGGACGCTGTTGATCGTGTCGCTACTATGCACAAAAAGAAATACCCTGAAGAGGAAGATCGGATCGATTGGGCATTTAACCTGGTAAAGGATAAAAGAGTTGTACCTTCTCAACGATCAACTCAATTTGGAGGATCCGCGATTGAACGAAGGAACATGAGAATTTATAATTGTACTTTCTCTCCCGCGGATCGCCCTCGTTTCTTTAGTGAAATGTTTTGGCTTCTTCTGTGCGGATGCGGGACGGGATTCTCTGTACGTCATTCTGATATCTCCAAACTTCCAAGAGTGATTATCAGGAACGCTTATCTTAATAGAAGATCCGCGAAGTATGTCGTCCAAGATTCGATCGAAGGATGGGCGGAAGCTCTCCAAGCTTTGATCGATTCTTACTTCTTCATCGATTACTTTGATCACTCTTATGATTATGAACTTGAGTTCGACTTCTCCAAGGTCCGTCCAAAGGGATCTCCAATCTCTTCAGGTGGAGTCGCTCCAGGGCCTGCTCCTTTAGAAGCGTGTTTGAATAGTATCAAGAAGATCCTTCATTCAAGATTCGGTCAACGCCTTCGATCAATCGATGTATTAGATGTATGTATGGAATTGAGTGCAGCGGTCTTAAGTGGAGGAGTAAGACGCTCTGCTTCAATCTGTTTATTCGATAATGATGATCCGCTTATGTTGAAAGCTAAGACGGGGGAGTGGTGGAAGTTTGCACCGAATCGAGCTTATGCAAACATATCCGCGACTGTTCCAACGGATGGAAGCGAAACAAAGAGCATGATCAATCGAGTCGTAAAACTGAATCGAGATTGGGGAGAACCTGGAGTCTACTTTGCGGACTCTCCAGACTTTGGAACTAATCCATGTTGCGAGATTGGATTATATCCCTACTTCGTCCAAAGTGCTTTCGGTACTCATCAAAAGGATCTTCCTTTAAGCATCACTCGAAATCGTAAACGGCTTGAGATGGGTGGATGGAGTTGGCGAAGTGGATGGGCCGTTTGTAATTTAACTGAAATCAATATGGCAAAGAATAGAGGAGAGGAAGAGTTCTTCGAAGCTTGCCAAGCTGCTTCCTATATCGGAACTCTCCAAGCGGGATATACTGAGACGGGATATCTCGGAAGAGTATCAAAGACAATCATTGAACAAGAAGCTTTGATCGGTGTCTCTTTGACGGGAATGTATTCCAATCCTCTTTCCTTTACTCCATCCATCCTCAGAGATGGAGCTGCTATCGTAGAGGACACGAATCGATTGACCTCCAAACGGATCGGGATCAATTATGCGTCTCGTATGACTTGCATTAAACCGAGCGGAAACACATCAACAGTTTTAGGAACGTCTTCAGGTATTCATCCTTTTCATTCAGATCGATACATTCGCACAATCCGACTCTCCAAGGTGAATCCAATTTGGAATCTAATCAAGGAAGAGTTACCCGAATCGATTATTGATCTTGATGGAGATACAGGCATTGTCCAGTTCGCTTGTGTAGGAGAAGGAGTATGTCGGGATGAGTTGACTGCTCACGACTTCTTGGAGAATGTCGCTCTCGTCCAATCGAATTGGGTTGAGTATGGATCTTCAGACAGTCGAGTTGAAGGACTCTCTCACAATGTCTCTAACACTTGTACAGTGAAGGATGACGAATGGGACATGGTATCGAGTTGGCTTTGGAAGAATCGTCGATCTGTGAAAGGTGTCGCTCTCCTGTCTGATTATGGAGACACTGTTTATCAGAATGCACCGTATCAAACTGTGAAGGAGGGGACAAAGCAGGAAGAAGAATGGATCCGACTCTCCAAGATCGATTGGTCTAAAGTGGATTTGACTTCAGTTGGTGGAGGAAATGACGCACACCTAACAGGAGGATGCGACGGTCTTAAATGTGAACTCCCAACGAACGGGCAATCATAAAGAATGTTCCTCCTCCTGGAGTCGTATTGATTGCATTCTCGTATTGATTGAAAGTCTTTTGATCGATCAACTCTTCATTAAGTTGTTTTCTTAGCATGATCATAGTCTCGCTCCAAGATCCTTCATAATGATAGCTCATGTCATGTATAAAGAAACAATAGTGTGCAAGGTCCTTATGCTTCGCAGGATCAAAACAAGTTCCATAGAATGAATCGTAAAGGCCCGCTAAGACTTGGAGATCCGATTGATCCCATTCCTTGAATCCATTGAATCCAATATTCTTCTTTCCATCCTGTAAGAATACTCGGATCGGGTTGACTCCGAAAGCATAGAAGAGTGTAGAGAGTTGATCATAAGAGCATTGATTCAGGGGCTTGCTGCTCATTGTCTCCATAGCAACCAAAGCTTGATCAACGTCCGCTCCTTCCTTCTTAAGTTCTTCAATCGTTGTGTTGATGTTTGAGAAATTGCGAAGGGGATTTGATGGAGATGGAGGATCAATGGGAGGAGGAGGAGGAGTCTCTAGTTTAGTTTTTTTTTTGGGAGGAGCGGGAGGAGTTGAAGGCTTTGGAGGACGAGCGGATTCAACGGAAGCAAATACAATACGATCTCTCTCTGCTTCATCTTGGATCATCACTTCAGCAAGCTCATCTGGAGAACAAGCTGTTCCGATTACTTCGGGAAAAGCAAGACGGAGGAGAGCAGTCAAGGCCCGCTTATGCATCATCACTTTAGGCATCTTCTTCCAAGATGGTTGGTTAAGAGTTCCTCTTAGCTTTGCGTCCTCCAGAGTATAAGTCCATTGCTTAGGCTTAACATCGAATCCGAACTCTTTGGCCATCTCCAACTCATCACGACGTAAAGCAAAGACAGTGACGGAGTCTTCTGTGATCTCTTCCCAAATCGAAGCACACACTTTCTTTCCATCCTTGCCGATATATCGTCGGACAGCTCCTGCCATAGCATCCGCATTCAAAGAAGGCTTTCCATGTAGACAGTAAGTTTGAGAAAGAGTGATCGGGATATTGCCTTCGAATAAATGTCCAAATGTCAGAAAACATTTTACATTGTCATTGAAGTCTCGGTCGGTTGATAGGTTTTGAATCATTTGTAATTGGGTATCGTTTAACATGGTCTTCTCTCCAGTTTTTCTTATTGGTTTGCTAAAATAGCGGATACAGTTTTAAGAGTCTTAAGATCTAAGTGTTTGATCTTGTCAGATTGTTTAGTTCGGTTATGAAAAGAGTTGAACGCGATCGCAGCTGCTAAACCGATCACGATAAAGATCGGAGTCGCGTGTTTCTCTGAGAATGTTCGTCGGTCTTGCTTGGGTGCATACTTAATCATTTGATGTATTCCTCGAAGTCTGAAGTTGTAAAAGTGGATCCTGTCATGTCATTAAGGCTTGCACATAATAAGAAGAAGAATCTCTTCGGAGCCTTGTACTTCTTATTGAGTACATTACTGACATAAGTTCGGGTGTATCCCATATGATCAGCTAAGTGAGAGAAATTATATCTCTCTGACTTGAGAGCTTGTTTGATTTGGTCTTTCATGTTGACCTCCTTTCGAGATCAACTATTAAACACTTTTAACCACGTTGTCAAGATTATTTTACAAAAAAAAGAAAAAAGCTTTACAAAAGAAAGGAGATCATTATATAAGAGAAACATGAAAGGAGGCGTATATGAAAGAATATGAAGTACGCAAATTAATTATGAGATCAAAGGATTTGAATGCATCCGATAAACTTGTTCTCTTAGCTATGATCTTAAAGGTCGATTGGGAAACGTTCCAAGGAAGAGTATCAGCAAGAGAGATCTCTAAGCTTATCTCGACTGGAGAAAGATCTGTAAAGAGGACTTTATCCAAACTGATCAACCTTGGGATTATATCGAGAGAGTCAAAGAGAATCTCATATAATCAAAACGAACCTGCTCTCACTACTTTACATATCGATAAGATTGACACTAGTGGCGAGATTGACACTAGTGGTAAAGATGACACTAGTGTCAATAATACCACTACCCCTAGTGTCGTTTTGACCACCACCCCTAGTGGCAAAAATACCACTACCCCTAGTGGCAAATTGACCACCCATACAATAGTTACAATTAATAACAATAATAATCAATCTAGTAACTCATTGGTAACTAGTAAGTGGAAAAGCTTAGATGGGGAGGATAATGGATTTACAGAAGAACCTGAAGAAGAAGAAAGAGAAATAAAGAAAGTCTATAAATTCTATTTGAACTCATCTATAAAAGATCCGGAAGAACGAGAAAAAGTTGAGAGACACGTTCTAAGAAACTCTCATCGATTGTCTCATATGGACAAAGAACGTCTACTTCATCCCCAATTAACTAAACCTCTAGTCTAAGCAAAGAGAGAAGCTATGCAAAGTCTACACGAATCATTATCCTTTTTACTCAAAGCAATACACAAGAACAGCGACGGGGGGATCAAGACGAATATTCAACGTCCCGATCTGATCCACTCCTTCGACTTGGAAAACATGGGACTCCTTTCTAAAGAAGTGATCATGGGGATTCCTAAACTAAAGATTAACTTCCTCTCCTCATGCGGATATCAAGGATGCACTCCATCTCATTGCGAGATCCATGTAAGAGAGCGGGTCGAGTTCATTGATGATCTTCAACGATATGATCCCGTTATGATGGATGGAGACGACGGAGAACAGGTTGAAGATATCTCCAAGCGTCCTTTAGGTTTACGAGTGGAGGACGATGGATTATGGCAACCTATCCAAAGACGATATGTTTTCTCGGAGCCTTGTCCATTTTGCGGATTGACTAATCAGTATCTCCAAAGATTTAAACAAAGCGGGATGACTGCAGCAGCGATCGATAAGCATATGGGTAACTATGAATGGGAGGAAGGACTAGAGAAAAAGGCTCTTGAGTTTGCAGATCGATCCATAAGAGGAGGATTAATTCATGGGCATACAGGGAATGGGAAAACTCATCTCCTCTCTGCTCTCGCTCGTGAAATGATTTGGAGAGGGAAGCGAGTCCGTTATGTATCTCATCAAGCCCTCCTAGAAAGAATCAAACAATCCTTCGATGATAAGACCGATGTAAAAGATCCAAGATATACTTGGTTAGACCGGGTCGATGTTGTCTTCTTTGATGAACTCGGATTCTTTAGGATGAATGAATGGGGAATCCAAACGACGAACGAATTGATACACGCTCTCTATGAATCCAATGTTCAAGTTCTCTTCGCTTCCAACTTGTCTCCTAAAGATATGAAACGAAAGTTCCTAGACATCCGCTCTCAATCAAGACTCGCGGAGATGTGCGGACAGTTCGTCTTCAAGATGCAAGGATATGATCGAAGAGGAAATGTAGAGGAGTTCTTTCAATGAGTAGTCCGATGACTAAAAGAATCGTTGAACTGAAGAAGCAAGGTGTCTCTTGGAGTGAATTATATACTCTCATTAGAGAAGAGTTTGAAGATGCTCCAAGCAAGGCAAGTATAAGAAGACGATATTATAATCGAGTAAGCGGACGTAAGGTTTCTTTGAGTCCTTCTTTGAATGGAGGATGGGACATTCCTTTGAGAAATACAGAACTCATCGAAGAGATCTTCACTCGTCAACTTCGATCAATGGGCCTATCATCCAAGGAGATCCAGAAAGAACTCAAGCGGCTTATAGGTTAATCCAAAAAACAAAAAGCCAAGCCTGGAGAGAAGAACAGACTTGACCTAATGTTTGAAAGGAATTAACCAACCCTCTACTTTTACAATACGGCTGGACGAATCACAAAAGCATTCTGAAAAGAGTCAATTAAACGGAACGTATCATTCTTCCTTAATCAAGTCAAAACAAAAGGCCAAGTCTGATACAAGCACAGACCTAGCCTTAAGTTCTAAATCTCATAATAGTCAGTTTCCTAAACTTTGGCCGGCGAAGGAGACTGATTGGACGCTATATGAAATATCAAATAATCAGTTTCCTAAACTTTGGTAGGGGCAGGAGACTGACTAGAAAGCTCAAAACTTATATCACTCTTCTTTAATCAAGTCAATCAAGTAAACACTGACATGATTCTTCTCTAAGTACTCTTGACCTCTTCGATCATACTTGGAGGACGATGGGAA